GGCGTAGATTCCACATCTCACGGAGTGCGTCTTCAGAATCTCTACGGATATTTCTTGAATCGGATATGCTTCTTGTTGGTTGTAAAACTCCGAATGCTGCTCCAGCACCTGGTGGATTAGATTCCAAATATCTTGCCACCGCATTTTGTATTGCACCTTGACTACCTCTCGCGCGCCTAGCTTCAAGTATTTCACGCCACGATGGCAACGGAACTCTTTGTCCATCTCGCCACTCTGTCCAACCTTCAGAAGATTCGCCCCGAGATTCGAGTTCTTCTGCGCGACCCTCCCACAGTTCAGCTCGTAATGCTAATTGTTCAGGCGTCAAAGGTTGGCGAGGTTGACGCCGTCTTTGAGGACGGCTCCGTATCATAGCCTGAACCTCGTTATAATCTTCTTCAGACATTCCATGAAATGGAGGTTCCTGCGAATCTCTCCAAGGCGGACTTTGCTGCTCCATACCAAATTTCATTCTTCGCCCAAATCCGGTAACTTGTTCTATTAACAAAAACTTAGGATCTATTTTATCCCAACCTGCTTCAGGAAACCTCGTTATAGGACTTACTATAATCCCTTTATCTGCCATATATGCACGGTATGCGTCCATCTTCTCTTTCTCTATCTCTTGAGGTGTTTCTCGAAAGTTATAATCTGCTCTATTTAGATTAATATTTGTTATAAAAAAATACCTTCTCCGAGTAGCTGCTATTCCATTTGCATAAATCGTAGCAAACCTAATTCTTTCCTCTTCAGGTCTTTCGCGAAAAAATGTATATGCTGCATTATATGCTCTTTCTCTTGAATCGGCAGACTGCCTAAGCATATCGGGTTCCAAATGCACCAACATCATCTTGTAAAGTAAAACTCTTCCGAGTCTTGTTCCCAACATCCCGCGATAAAACGCCGTTCCTCTACCAGACCTTACTGCTTCATCGTATTGGCGTTCCAATTGAATCAATTGTCGCTTATACGCCAACCCAGACTCCCTTCCTGTAGTCATCTCTTGGGCAGTCGTAGCAGGAGGTGACTCATTCTCAGAAAAGGGAAGTGTTGAAGCCATCTCTTCTAAAATCTCAGTAACTGGACGCAGCACCTCACTCCCCGGAGCAAGCATACCAAATTTCGATATATTCATTTTATAACTTATTCCATGTCTTGTTAATCTAGACTTTAGTTGAGGTATAGTCAATAAAGTTCTTGTGTAGCCTTTTTTATCTTTTCTTGGTTTAAAAATTGAAATTCTATTTTGCGTTGCTAACATTTGAAGAAAACTAAGAACAGATTTAACTTTTTCTTTAGTGCACTTTCTTTGACCTGGTTTACGTTTTGGTCGGTACTTGTAACCAGGGGGGCACGGAGCCATCTGGGGATACATCACACTTACATTCATCGGTTCTTTAGGAACTCTTTGTTCTTTAGGAACTCTTGGTTCTCGCGGAACTCTTATTTCCGAATGGATAGTATCAAACCAATCTTGACTACCGTATTTTAATTTACGCCTGCTCATTTATTTAAATGTAAATATTTTAAATTAATTATTATATCCAGTTGGATAATTTTCGTAATATTTACCTGTCGGTGTCCTATCTCGCGGATTTTCTCTTCGGATGTATCGAAGCATTTCCCATCTGGGAAGTCGTCCGGCTGTAATTCGAGGAAAAACCATTTCTCTTTCGGTCATTGCATTAAAACCTGCTGTAGGATTTGTAGTTTCGATGTCTCTGCTACCACCTCTCCCTGTTTGCCACGCGCTTCGGCTACGTCTCTCTGCATCATCTACATCTCGTTGAGCCCGTGTCGATTCTAACGAAGCTTGTGGAAACATTCTAATTAGTCTATATGCTTCAAGTAAATCTGCGTGATTAGTAGCTGGAGCAGGAACTTCAATTCTTGCGAGTACACGTTTTAGAAGTACTCTAACTGGAGCACCTAGGCTTTCTGTTTCAACTGCTTCGCGAGCAACTTGAGCGTAAGATCTACCTGGCTCAGACGAACCTGGCATTCCGAAACAATTATTTTTGTAACTTATTCCATGTCTTGTTAATCTAGACTTTAATTGAGGTATAGTCAATAATATTTTTGTATATCCTTTCTTGTCTTTTCTCATTTTAAAAATAGAAATTTTATTACGTTTTGCTAACTTTTGAAGAAAATACAAATTAGATGTACCAAACGATGTACTTCCTCGCCGACGCTGAGTTTCGGCAAGCCAGATACTCGCTAATCTACCAATAGTTTCACCTCGTAGTGGCTCTGGTAAAATTGCAATATACTCCCCTAATACAATCTTTGAATATTCATTATATAAATCCATTCCAGTAGACAATCCACTCATAGATGAAGTAAATGAAGATATTATATCTGAAGCAAACTCAGGCGATTTCTCTGCCCAAAGTTTTTCTATTTGACGAATAGTTCGACCCTTAATTGGTTCTGGTAAACTTTGAACTAGATTTCCCCTAGTTGCCTTAATATATGCTTCGTAAATCTCGTTAGGTGTAGACGCATCCACCATATCTGAAGCATATTGTGATATTATACTTAAAGCTAATTGTACAGTTCTAGCATAACCTCTCATTTATAAATACCAAAAGATTTTTTATAAATGAAGATTCGTGATTTTATTAATTTTATTAAATCATTGCAATTATGGCCGCCGGTATATTCCAAACGCCGAATATGTAAGACTACCGCCGCCGAAAGAATTAATATTAGTGAATACACCACGTTCTGCTCTACGTAAATCCTCTTGAAATCCAAGAAGCAATTCAATATATTTAGTAAGTTCTTTAGAACGCGCCATCAAAAGGTTCGGATTTTGAATTCCTTCCATTAGTACAGTATCCATTAAATAAATGTCAAAAACAGGGAAAACTAAATTATAAAAAGTTTCGAACATAATTCTAGCCTTTTCAGCAACTCCTTCATCACGAATTCGAAGATTATGAAGTCTTCGCTGTACAATTTGATTTTGTAAAAGTAAATCTTTTGCCGCTTTTTCTGCCTTGATATTTTCAAAAGTTTCAAAAGTAATACGTAAATTTTGTAAAATAACCCTTACTTCGAAAGACACAGGATCAGTTGCTGGAATTATGCGATGTCCAGACATTTCTGCGTTAATAGTGTCTCTTATGCGTTTAATAAACTGTCTAGCAAGAGCCAAGGAATTATCGTGAATAGCATTAATTCGTTGAACTTCTCGAACTTCTCTTTGTAATCTTTCAAATTCAAGATTTCTTTCATTTGCTATTGGTATCGGAGACGGTTTTTCAAAGGGGTATTTACCGAATTTTGAATATGTTCTCATTTATTAATGTAAAATATTTTAAAATTTTAAAGTGACAACCTGAGAACTTGTAAAAACACCTTTAACAGCATTCTGAGATAAAACTATTCTTTTTCCTTTCTTTTTATTAGTAATCACAGTTCCCATATCAAAATCTATAAGTTTGATATTAGAAATAGCATATTCAAAAATTTTATTTTCCAAAAACCACCTAAAAAAATTTAATTGCCCAACGGTAGTTATTACAAAACTATTTTTATCTACATTAAGCATATCGTCGTTGTACTCTTTTACAAAAAAAGTATTACAATCTATTATAATTCGCCTCTGTCTACAAAATGGATCGAAAAATTTTTTTGAATACGCCTTCAACTGATTTTTATAGTCTAAATAAATATTAAAATATGTTATGTCCCCAGTATTTTTGACTATTGGATATATTATATTATACTTTTTAGAATAATTTGTTACTAACCAGTCTATCAGTCTTAAACTTAATGGATTATTTTGATAAACTATATCTTTTAAAATTTCAATTTTATCTTTGTAAAAATTGAGTAAAAATCCTAAAATAGTCTCTTCTTTTAATGTCAGTGTCATCACAAATAGTTATTAATAATAATTTTCTTTATGTAATTTTTATAATAATTTATATAAAGAAAACTTACATAATAAAATTAAAACTTTATGTTCGAAATTATAGATGATAAATTTAAAAAGAAAATAATGTGTTTATTTAGTAGTTTATGGTCTAGCAAATATAGCAATTTTTTTCCAAACCAGATATGTGACTACATTGAAAGAAAGGACTTATTTAAACTTAAAAATTTTTTATATTATTATTACAAAAAAAATACAAAATATGAAAAAAAGGCGTTTCTATTTTTATTTACAGATAGCAATTGCGAAAATAGGGCAGTATTGATAGTTAAAAATTTTACTATTTATTTATTAGATATAAATTGCCAGGAGGATTACTATAAAAATACCATATTTGATGTAACAATATCTGGAGACGATAAAATAATTATCTATGACACTATATACATTTCTGGAATTAAAATTAATAATTATACATTTATTGATAGAATAACTGAAGCTGAAAACTTTAAGAAGAATACAATTACACCGAAGTTTGATATATGCGAATACCTAGAAGAAATTAACAATTTAAATGATACTCTAAAACCGTTTGAAGAAGAAATATTTATAATATCTAATAATCTACCTATTAAAATAGGTATTAACCGCGGTTGCTTTAAATGGCAACCAATTGAATTTATTTACTTTAGTTTTAAAGTAATAGAAAATGAAGACGATTTAATATTATATATTTGTAATTACAAAAAAGACTTACCTTTTGCCAAAATACACGCATCAGATCCAGATGGAAAAGATTATATAAACCAGATTAAAAATCTAGAAAAATATACAAATGAATGTATAATAGACATTTGCTTTAATAAAAATATCAAAATTTTACGAGTAAGTGAAAACTTTCCAAGTTCTTTGAGACATGTTGAAAAATTACTACATATTAAAAATGAAAATATAACTATACACGAACTTGTGAATTAAAGAATAATAGTAAATAGAATATCAAAAAATAACATAATAGAATAATTTAAATTTTATTATTCTATTATGCTACTATTTCAATAATTTTTAATAATTATTTACCACGCACCGAAGAAGCTCATGCGCGCCTTGCGGCGACGGTAAGCGCGGCGGGCGGCAATCGCAGACTTAGTCATCTTGAGCTTGCGACTCTTGCGACCCTTGCGCACCTTGCGACCTTTACGTGCCTTGCGACGCATCGACATCTTACGCATCTTGCGCGCCGAGAGGTAAACCTTGCCCGCGCGCGAACGGTAGTATAGCGCGCCGTTCTTACCCCGGTAAATCTTGCGCTTGCGACCCTTTACAATTATACTCTTACGAGTTTTGCGAACACCCTTGCGCCCACGTGGGCGACCTACACGACGCTTGCCGAAATCCATATAATCTTCGTCATAGTCATACATTTTATTTTAATATTAACAAAAGAAAATAATTTTTAATTTAATTAAAAATAAATTAAAAATACAAATTAATTCAAAATTTTTAAAAATTTCAAAATTACATTTTCTTTAAAATCGTTGTCTTCTAAAAATTTAAGAAGATCTTTTTTATCACATGGATTTATTTTGAATTTTTCTGGAACTGTATAATCAAACTCTGTAAATATTTTTCTAGCAATTTTAAAATCAAAAGTTTCGAGTTTTTGAGTCAATTTTTCAAGGTAGTTTTCTATTGTTGTGTGGTGTTTTATAATATTAAAAGACGTGACAGGTCCTATGCTAGGAATTGTATCAGAATAATCGCAACCAGATAAGATACAAAAATCTACAAACATTTCTTTTGTCATTCCAAAATTTTTTAGAACTTCTGTTGTGTCTATCTCTATAATTTTAGAAATAGATGTTTTTATAATTTTATCACAACCAAATGTTAAAGCGTCTGTATCATCGGTTACGGTGTAATTTACTAATCCATTTTTTTGTAAAAATGCGCAATATTTTTCGGCATCATCTGGTGCTGTACAATAAGGTATTCCAGATTTTTCTAAAAGTTCTTTACACTCTGCTATATGCGATTTTTTGATTCTAATTATCTGAGAAGAAATTTTATCTATCTCAGCAAGTATAGAAACTTTATCTTCAGTTTCTGCCTTGTCTTCTAGAATTCTCAGTTCTTCAATTCTAACATAAAGCTTTTCTTTATTATCATGTCTTTTTTGAATAGTATTTTTTTTGGCATCTGGTGGGTTTCCATCAAAAACAAAGACTGGTAGAATTCCATTTGACATATAATACTTAATTCTATTTACAATACCGACAAGATGAGAATTTTCAGTTTTTGAAGCGTACTTAAATTTATACAAAAGAATGCTACAATCTATAGCAAAAATAGATCCGCTATAAGATTTAATATCGGTTATTTTTTCAGCACCTGGCGAATATTTCTTAATAATATTGTTAAGGCCGCGGATGCCCATCTCTTAATAATATTATTAATTATTCTTTTAAATCTTATTTTTTTTAACAATAATTTTAAACGTCTTTTATGCTATAATAATCTAACTTGATATCGTTAGAATTTTGAAATGAATTTTTAATTTTGGTATTATTAGATTTATTAGTATTATTAGATTTATTATTTTTGGTATTAGGTTCTTTAATACTAAAACTATCTAAAACAATTACATCTGATATATCGCATTCTGTTTCAGAATCTGGATAATCAGTTAAATCAAGAATATTTTTTTTAACTGGAAACTTTGGATGTTTTTTGATATCGTTAATTCTATAAAATTCGATTTCTTTCCAAAAAATTTCTAGTTTTTTCAAATTTTCTGTTAACCACGCTTCATCTCTAGTAATACGTACTATGTTAATTTCGTTTGGTGGTCTATATTCTATAAAATCGGCGAGTTCCAAATCACATATAAACATATTTAGCTGAACTTGTGGAAAATAATACTCGGGAATATAACCGTGTTTAATTACCCGCTTATACGGACACTTTACTTCGAGTAAAATTGGTTTAGCGTTAGTGTCTGTTTTAGATATAGCAATTCCATCGGGTGATCCAGCTAACCAATAATAATCTTTGTTGTTGTATACGTCTTCATGTGCTATTAATCCAAAATTATAATTAACTTGATCAGTCATTTCGCAATATTTTTCAATTGCTTCGTTTTCATATTTTTGACCGTGTAAAGTTGCTACGTTTCCTACAAACGGGTGTAAATCCTGGCCACATTTTTTAAAAAGAACTTCTGTAGCTTTTTGATATGGATTGATACCCAAAGCGGTAGCGGCATCTGAGCTAGTCAACTTGTTTTCACGCTGTTTGAACCATCCAGGAGAACGTTGTTCATGCTGAGGTATTTTAAGTAATTTATCAATTTTATCCATAAAACTTATAAATTAAAATTTAAATAAGTTTTAAATACAATTACTTAATTTTTTAAATACAAATTACTTAATTTTTTTAACTAAAACACTTGGGGTATTTTTTTTCTTCATTTGTTTTTTATCGTATTCTGGTATCTCTTTTGCTTTTTTCTCGTCGTAATTTTTTTTACAGTACTTCCAAAGCTCTTTTGTTCCTATTTTAAAATCTCTACTAGGTTTTGCTCTATACCAGAATACGCAATCTTGAATATTATTACTCTTAGAAGTATTGTCTAGAACTAAACAATCGTATCCTTCTGTACAACTATTGAGTACATCTTGAAATATACTAAAATGTGGAAAAATTCCAAAGAAATTTTTATATATTTTTTCTTGATTTTGAATAATATTTTCTCTTAGAATAAATACATAATCTATATTAGATCTTAAATCTGGTGGTAAATCCATACAATATTGCATTGTAAGCATAAAAGTAATTCGCCAATGTCTTCCATTCATAAAAATGCCTCGTATATTTGTGTCTCTAATCATTTTTTTATCGTACATACAATCGTCTAATAGAACAAAAACATCCCCCTCTGGTGTTTTTGTATCAGAATTTATAACTTTTTTTTGTCGAGTTATCACCTGTTGAATTATTTCGGGTTTATACTCAGAATGAATTAATATTTCTGGAATAAATTTTGAGTAATAAGCGTTTCCATCCTCTGTCGCCGATATGGCTACACCTGCTTTTATATGCCGCATGTAATATAAAATATCAGAAACTAGAGTGCTCTTTCCTGTTCCTCTTTTTCCTATAAAAACACATGTAGGAGGTCCTGCACCTTTAGTACGTCTTTCTTCTATACTTCTAGGTTTAAATTTTGATAAACTAATAGACATTATTAAATTAATAACATTTTTAAAAAAGAATTCCTCCACGAAATAATTTATTCATCAAAATAATTTGTAGTCAATGGAACGTCTGATTCTATTGTGTAATAAGAAATTAATATACTGACTAATATACCAGAAAAACACGATACCCCAAAACATAACTTTTTATATTTTTCCTCTTTGTCTAATTTATTTATCAATACATAAAACAAAAAACTCGAAAAGGCAATTATTATAACATGCGTTAAATCTAGTGTGTAAAAATCGAACATTCCCATTTATACTTTATTTTATAAAATAATGTATAAAATTAAACAAACAAAAAAAATATAGTATTAAAAAGAATTATTATATTAATATAAATGGGAATTACTATTAACAACCTAACAACACTCAATAATCTAATTAATATAGACCATGAGAATAAAGTAGTATTCTTTAAATTTGGAACAGATTGGTGTATTCCATGTATCGAACTTGATAAAGTTCTAGTAAATATTCCAAATTCACTTATTTATTATATATCAGTTGATAACG